GTCACGGATTTGTCTTTTATGGTCACGGATTTGTCTTTTATGGTCACGGATTTGTCTTTTTTAAATCGCTGTAAGCCTTGCCAGCCGTGCATTACAGAGGTTCCTAAAAAGAGAAATAAGAAAGTATTATTTAAAATAAGAAAAAAGAAAGGCATTTTTTTGATAATAAATTTAAATTTTAATTGCTTTTTTACCTGTAATTGATCAAATGCTACACATAAAAGACAAGTGTGGCATGAATTAAATATTTCCAATATATATAATTGATTTATATTCATTTATATAATTTCGGTCACGGATTTGTCTTTTAAATGATCAAATCCTTGAAATAAATAGCTTGTATAAAAATTAAAAAATATAAGCACTTTTTCTCACTATAGAATTTTCTTAAAAACACTTATAAAGACTTTTTCAAACTTGTCTTTTATTTATATTTAATTATAATTGAATGGTTGAATCACGTATTTAACATATCTCTTAACCTCAATGACTGTATGACTGACCATGAATGAGCGTATTACACAACAACTAAACCAGCTGATTAACGCCTATCTCAAGGGTTATCTGGAAAACGATTTTGATTTCAAGGGCGAAATCTCAAACATTCTTTATCAGAAAGGCAATGGCCCTGATATTGACGATAAAATTAGATTGATTGCTCAAACTATTCCTGTGTTACTTAAACTTAGGAATATCACTGACAAGAAAGTCAATGATTTAAATGAACTTTTGACAGCCTTAAGATTTTCTATTCACGACCATGTTTATGACATTTTTGTTCATGAAACAAAGATTGAACTGACCGATGAAAACGACCATGCAATTTATAATTTCTTTGCTGCAAAAGACAATCACGGAAATGACAAATCTCGAAAGGAGAATTTAGCATTGCTAATCAATGCACTACAAAAAGCCCATGATGAGATTTAAAACTCCTATGAAGTAACGGCAATTACTTCTAAAACATCCACACACAAATAAGGTTTTATATGAAAAAACTAGCTCAATTATTTTTTAAAAAAAAGTCAAAAGTTGTCATAAATGGCAAGTCTTACACTGGTAACAATGTAACCGTTAATAATGATCAGGTATTTATTGACGGCCAGTTAGTTAGTTCTTCTCAACCAGCCATTACTATTGAAGTAACAGGTGATGTTGAATCAATCGAAAGCCAGGCCGGGAACATTGTTGTCAGAGGCGATTCCAATAGCGTTAAGACTGTATCTGGTGACATTGAATGCGGTCATGTCATTGGTAATGTGATTTCCACGTCTGGCGATATTCGTTGCCGTCATGTTACTGGTGATATTCACACGGTATCAGGTGATGTTAGTAAATCATTTTTCTAAGGTGACAAGTCATGATCAGCAATGTGATTAAACCCAAAAAACCAATGCCAGGCTCACGCTGGGTTCTGGTTCACCTGGATCAGGACCAGCACGGTAATGATCGGTACTACTACACTCACCCGGAAGGCTTTGTTGCTATCTCTGCCCTAGAAGTTGCAGACGGTATTATTCGCCGGGAATACATACCGCAATATCATCTGTCAATTTCCAAAGATAAAAAGCGCCGATGTTCAAGCCAAGATGCAAAATTCATCCTTAAACAATTTGGCTTAGATGATGCCCTAGAGGATAACCATGTTCATTCTGGTTTTGTCCGTAACTTCTGGCTGCCAGTAGACGAAAATAAACAAGGCCGTGAATGCGAATGCGTAGCGGATGAAGTAGCAATCAAAGAGGATAAAGGCGACTTTATCTGGCGACCAGCACACCATTAAGGAATACAACCATGACTGAAACTCAACCGATCCGCCAGCTACCAGAATTGGAAGATCATCAAGAATGGGCTTGTGATAATGGTTGTAGCGATATTAAGCCGCGCCTATTCCGTAATGTTTTTTCTGAATCTTGGGATAAGGACGGCAAAAAGCTACATGAACTTGCCGAACACTATTACACATGCCAACAAGGTCACTTGCTCTCTGTCTGGGATAATGATCAAGGCGGTTATGTGGATCTGCCGGATGAGGCATATCAGGAACGTGAAAACACGTATAACTTTTCCCTGGAACAAATCAGCTACTTGAGAAAAGCACTGGACGAAGCTAAGGAACAATACACTGGTGAAAATCTGGGTGAGATAGGCAAGATCTTTCAACATGCCAGTGTTGCGATAGAGGCTACCTTAAAAAATGGCGATATTCTTAGAATCACTTATGAATATCTGGATGAAATCGAAGCTCTGTTTAATCAGAATCTTAATTTTAGTGAAGCTGTAGAAGATGCAGAATTAAATGCAATCTGCGATGCCCGGAAGGATCAAAAGCGTATCTCTGTAGATATTGAGGATCTATAACAATGGCTAGACGTTTTGGGCGCAATCAAAAACGTGCTTTTCGCAATCAACTCGCATTGCAGGAAAAGCTACTTGAAAAACACATAGGAATTATTGCTGAAAGAAACGGTGAACTACACAAAGCAAATGAGATTATTAATCTGACGGCTGAAATTCTGGGCGACCACTTTATTAGCTTGCCAGTCCAGACAAGTGAAGTAAAAGAGATCCAGGATCATTATCAGTTTTCAGCAAAAAATTCATCACGCTACTGGGCCAATGATGTGAAACTTGCATTTGTTGAACAAGCATTATGCCATTTAGAAACATACCAGGCGGATGCACACATAGATGAGCTTTCAGGCACTATGCACATGGCCTTTCATTCTGTTTCTGGAAAAGTGGCTTATGCAATTTCAGATATGGCTTGGCGTAAACTTTCAGAACAGCAACTTGTTGGCCTGGTGCAACTAGAGGTCGCCAATAAAATGGCTAAAAAGGTAGTCCAGGCTCGTAAAAACGCATATTCCCCTCGTAGGTTCTAGCTAATTTCTAAATTTTAACCAGTACCGCCCTTGCGGTACTTCTTTTTACCCTAAAAAATGCCCTAAAAGACGGATTTTAGGGCATTATTGTATTTGAAGCACAAAATAGCGTTAAAGTAGGGAAATCGGATAGGTATTTTCTTTCCCTACTTCTAAAAATTCGCTCTACGTGCATGAAAATAAAATTTGTGGGCCATTCTACTGTTTCATAAAAATTTGAAGGGGTCATTTTATGAAGAAAACCGGCAAAGCTGCCTTTGTTTCTGAACAAGATCTAAAAATTACACTTGATAGCCTGAAAGGTAAAAACGCACTTCGCAACAAGGCCATTTTGCTGGCCTCTCATTTTATGGGTCTACGTGCTAAAGAAATTGCCTCTTTAAAAATGGGCGATGTGTACGATTTCAAAAATGAGATTCTTAAGGATACGATCCGGCTACTGGCTGCCTACACAAAAGGTAATAAGTATCGTGAAGTATTTTTACTGGATGATACCGCCAGATCCACAATGCAGGATTACATACTTTCAAGGCCTGATCAGGGTCCATCGGCACCGTTATTTTTATCGCAAAAACTCACGCCGTTTACAGCAAATACCATGCAAAGAATGATAGGTAATATCTACAAAAAAGCGGACATTAATGGTACTTCTCATAGTGGACGGCGCTCATTTGCTACTCGATTGATCCGGCATAATGTTGATATTTATTCCATTCAACAACTCATGGGGCATTCCAGTATTATGACAACCCAAGAGTATTTTGTTTCAGATCCAAATTTATTAAAAGAGAAAGTTCTTAAGTTAAGTCAATAACTTAAGATATATGAATTAATGTTTGCGTATATACGTATATATATCCATACATATATACACACATACTTAAATATATAAATATGGATGTAGGTGTTTATGCCTTTATGTATATGTATCTACATATATTTATTGCTGGGTATATATCTGGTCGGTATAATGCACATACGGCAATACTTACACACACATAGGAATACATACATGATTCTATTAATTGCAAATACAAAAGGTGGCGTTGGTAAAACGTCTTTGGCAACTTCTTTTTTGGCTGCTTTAGCTAAAGATAAGGGTGTTGTTGGGGTGGATCTGGATTCAGTAAATAAAGCTGCTTCGGATGAATGGAGTAAAAACCGCACCGAATTAGACGGACGTTTTTACTTCTTATCTGGAGCTGTTGGCAACAAAATTAAGGAACTTGCCGATGATTATGATGAAGTTGTGATTGATGCTGGTGGTTATGATAATACTGAATATCGCCAGGCAATTGAGGTTGCAGACGTAATCTTAATCCCGTTATTGGTTGGCTCAAACTCCAATATTGAAGGTCTACGCAAGGTAGCGGAAACGATTGAAAAAATCCGCCCTAAGAATCTACCTAAAGTTTATGGTGTTGTAACCAAGGCACCACACCATACAGCATCCCCGGAACTGGACCGCGCTATTAATGAGATTATTAACGATCCGCTAGTTGAACCTTGCCCAACTGTGATCGGTGATCGTGTCTGGTATACCAGATCTTTTGATGAAGGTATCGGATTACTGGACCTAAAACCAATTAAACGCAATGAAACAAAGTACATTGAAATCGCTCAAAACGAATTTTTAAGCCTATTTAATTTTATTTATGGTGGTCAAAATGATTGAAATTCCTAGCAATCCGCGCCGTGCTTTGGGTAGTGAACCACGTAAGCCGGCAAACACGGATAAAAGCCCAGAACAAGTGATCAATGAGGCACCTTTGCAAACAATCCAGGCGCAACAAGTAATCCAGCATGAACCAACTAAGCCTTGGCTTGAGGGTTACAACATGACAGAAGATGAGCTTATGGATCTGACTGTTAAGAAGTCATTTAATCTACCTTTGTTACTACAAGCTCAAATGACTTACTACCTGGATGAGCAGAAAAAAGGTAAACGTGGTGCAGCTCGTAGCAAACTAACTGAAACAGAAGTGCTTAAAATGGCCTTAACCATGTTCTTTAAATCTGAATTTAAGAAAAAAGGTTAATTTATTCATTAAAAAGCCAGCGTCATGCTGGCTTTTTTTTGTTTTAAGCAGTCTGCTTTTTGGGTTTTAGCCCTTGGTGAAAGATCATTCCAAAGATAATAGAAATACCAATACTGCCAAAAATCTGATTTTCAATAGCTTCGTCCGGCAAGATCATCACTTTAGCCAGGGTAATGAGCAAAACGCACATAGCGAACCATGCGATTGATAAGGCCTGTTTCTTATTAGTGGACCAATCAACAATATTGGGGTTAGAGCTGGCCACGGATCTGCCAATGAAATACGATAAAACAGCTAAAACCAATGTGATAATCACGCCCATTACATTGTCCTTTTTTATGATAAAAATTTACCAATCATCATAAACAAAAAAACCAGCGTTTAAGCTGGTTTTTTACCTAAAATCAGGCTAATTTTGGAAATAATCCTTTGAAGTCATTATATGTGGCTTTAATTCGGTCAATAAAACCGGATAAAGCTAAAGCCCAGCGTTCCCAGTCCTCATTTTTACCTAGCAGGATCTCACGCATCTTATCCATAACGGCGGCTTTTTTGGCTGGACCAGTAAGGCCGCTATCAATTTGCATAGAATCCATGAAATCAACGGTTTGTTGGTAGAACTCACGGCCATGATGAATAGCGTTTACGATACTGACAACGGCTTGGCCAATCGTTACGGCGATAGCTACTTTAGACATAGTATTTTCCTTAAAAATATAAATTATATTGATAAATATATATAAGTATTTTTTGCCTAAGTCCAATAAGTAGGCAAAAAAATACCGTCCTAGAGGGGTCTTGGACGGTGGAAAAGAAGAAACTTACAGCGTATTAAAAAGGCCTACCAGCGTATTAGGCCGCTTAGTAGGCAAAACTTTGATGACGATCAATCATCATTGGGGTGAAGCGATTATATTTATTTATATAATTGAATAAAAGCCCAAATATAAAAAATATTAAAATATTTATTTTTTGATCAAATCTGGTTGATATTTATATTTCACTTGAGCTATATTCCAGATTCTTGAACCGGTACGAGAATTTCGGTTTAAGCTGCCGCTTGAAAGTAGACTTGTTCGTTCTTCATTCAAAAAAAAGCGCCCATTCGTGGGCGCTTTTTTTATTCTATTACTCGTCTAAATGTGGGTTGTAATCACTCATCCATTCCAGGCCTTTGACCGTTTTGCGTTTTTCCTGCCAAGACTGGTTAGATTTGTTGAAGTTTGTTTCAGCCGTTTTCTGATTAAACTTGATTGGATAACGTGGATTATCCTTGTTGTAATCACGGATCTGCTGTTTAACATCACGTAACTGGTTACGGTCCCCAGATTCCAAGGCCTCGTTATAACGCTCCTTCCATCGTTTATTAATGTAATCTTGCGTTGCTTTATCCTTCATTTCATAGCCACGAACACGGCCTTCTTTAGCAATACTGGCTGGCTGTGCATCAAGCATTTTAATCACACCTTCCCACGGCTTCACATCATTGGTTTTTACACCGGTTTTCATGTTGCGATAATCGCCGGTTTTTGCAGCAATGGCACCTTGGGCCAAACTTGTTCCAGCTTTCGGCAATAATTGAGTACCAGCATTCATATATGCACCAATCTGGGCTAATGCTACGGCCTCCTTAACCTTCTCAACCAAGCCGCCAATTGGACCAGCGACTTGCGAAATCTCTGACGATTTCATGTATTCGCTAGTAGTCGGGCTGAAATACGCAGAGGCCGGGATTAAATCACCCATACCCATACGGCCTTTAAAGTCGATCCCTGGATTTAAGTTTACAATCCCATCCATCAGGACCGTATTCACCGCTTGGCCAACTTCATGGCCTAACGCATCATGCAATGCTATCTGGATCTCACGTTCAGTATTCACCGGTTTACCGACTAAGCCGCCCGCTGTTTCAACTGCATCCAGAATATCCCGCATAAATGGCAAGCCAGACGTACCGGAAAACGCCATTAAGATACCCAGCATAGTGAGAACGGATCTGGATACACCAAAACCGACTAAACCGGCCATTTTTTTCTTAAATTCGTCATCTTCGCCGCCATACAAGCCAGATTGCTGCATACGAACCATCTGTTCGATGTAGGCAATCATGAATTGCTTATACATCATAATCAGGGAACCAATATTGCCACGTGATACTCGCGGTCTGTTGCCCTTGTTATAGATGCCTTGGGTTTCCTGAATGGTACGGATAGCAAAATCGTACGCATCTTTAAAGCCCAATTTTTCTAACTTGGCTTGGCCCATGCTTTCAGCAATATCCAAGGCTGCAAATAGAGAAGTACGGCGGTTTACGGTTTCCGATGCCTGTGCAAATAAGCCGGATGAATGGCTTACCAATTGCCATAAACCGGCACCCAAGCCAGATTTACCGCGCTCTAGGCCCTGCATCATCCACGTGTTTTGTGGGTCCAAATGGCCCTCTTTACGCGCACGTTCATAATAAACCTTGTATTTCTTGTCGATTGCATCAGCGCCTTTCCACCATGTTTTTATTGCATGGCCAAAGGCGTTAAAGATAGATCCATGATCCCGGCTGTACTGCATCAGATAAGGGAAAGTCTGCAACAATGGCTGTGTTAAGTTCACCACACCAAACATGACAGAAAAGCCCATATACCAAACGAATGCAAAGTTTTTAACGGCGGCTAGTTCTTCTTGGGTATCCAAGGAATAGTCACGCAATCTAATTGCATCCTCTTGGTGTGCCGGATCTTCAATATTGGTAATGGATTCATCAATTGCCGGGTTGTAGGTCTGGTTTGCTGAATAACGCGCATTCGACATAACAAACGATGCTAGAACTCGCTTCACATCGGTATCAAAGCCGTCAATGCCTTGACGTTTCAGTAATCGCTTAAGTGCATGGTTGTTTTGTACGGCGTATTTGATATATGCAGTTTCAGCATCACCAATTGGTAGGCCTGATTCCTTCGCAAACAAAGCAACGGTTTCAGGACTTACGCCCTGAAATAACTTGTGTTGCAGCTCATTAATCTGGCCTTTTTCCAGGACTGTACCTGGCGGCAAGTTGCCTTGCTTTTCCTGTTTTTTAAAGTAAAGGTTACGTTCAGCTTCGCTTTCAAAGTGCTGACGATAGGTTACTTCGCCTGTAGTCGGGTTCCAGATCCTCACAAAGTATTTACCAAAACGCATCAACGGCACATAGCCTTGATCTTTCAGGTCGTTGGCCTTCTTATATACCCGGTCAATGGCTTCAATGGCGGCCTGTCGTGCTTCTGCCTTCTCTGGCTTGCCTTTGGTGAGCGCATCAATCTTTTTCAGGATCTCGTTATAGTGATCGGTAATATCCAGATCTCGTCCAGCCAGCTCTAAAACTTCCTCATGGGTTCCGCCTAGGTGTTTGTAGATATTTGAAAAGGTTGTATTCGCAAAAGTATCAAGTGAAGTATCAATTGCATCGCGGATCTCGTTGTATAACTTAATCTGGTCCTCATCAAAACCTAACTGTCTTAACTCCTTGTCTGTATGACGTTCTGAATTGTCCATTAAGGTGTTTTCAAACATCAATTGACCGACTTTTGCCAGGTCTTTATCAACTTTGGCCTTATCGATTTTTTTGAGGGAGGCAACATGGGCAAGATTTCGGCCTACTCGCTTGGTTTCTTTCCAGTAGTCGCTACCTTCTTCCAATTGAGTGAGAATGCTCGGCGCTACGTCCATCGATTTACTGCTGGCGAACGTAACGTGATTGATCTTGCCCTGTACCAGATCGAAAGTCTTTTTAAATTGTCCGGTTTTATCCTGTAGCGATTTATGCAACATGGTCTGGAATAGCTTAAGGCCTCGGCTGCTGGTCGTTTTAATGACTTCCGCGCCTTTTAAAGACATTTCACCTAGTGCGGTCTGAGCTGCTTTGTCTAAAAGCTCGCGCTGTTTAGATCGGCTCATGTTTTGCGGATTGGCGGTACTGCTGCGGCTATAGCGAATATCTGGATTACTAGAATCAAATGTACCGGTATTGGCTGTTGCTGACTTAATTTGTGCTGGCTTGTGTGCTACGGCCCATTTAATGCTTTTATCCTCATTTAAGAGAATCACACCGTCATGCCCTTGGTCCTTTAACTCCTGTCGGCTTGGCACCTTATCCATAACAGAATTGACATAGTATGGATTCTGGATGGATAGGTACGTTTGCATTGGTGCTTTTGAACCAGCATAGGCCGCTGCATCTGACATATTCGCGGTAAAGTAGCTACCCTTGCCAAGTAATGCACCAGATTCATCCGTATTAAACTTACTGAATGATTTTGGTGTGCCGTGATACATGACTAGCGGCTTACCGCTTGCATCAACAACTTTACTGTCTTTAAACCACGTCTTAAATGCTGCGGTTTCAGTCTGGCCGGATCTGTCTATAGGCGCATCGACTGACGGCGCTTTATTGCCTCCTTTTGGGCCTGTTGGCGGCGTATGTTCTGGTACTTTCCTAATCATGCGCTCAGCAAGCGCCAGAACATCGTTAGCATTCAATTTTAGATCTAAGCCTAGCTTATCTACCGCCCATGCCTTAATCGCGCTTATAACGCGATTTATGAGCTTCTGTACTGGTCCTTGTTTTGCCTGATTTTGTGCGGCCACTGTAATCAGATAAGGTAGGTATTCGTCCTGCTGTACTTCTGCATCAGATTCACGCTCTGCCAGATCCTTGGCTTTCAATGCTGCTGGGTCGCCAGACTTAACAAGTCGGTTAAATTCTTTCATCAGCACGGCGTAAGCTGCTGGCTTCATCACACCTTGTAAACCAATGTGGCCGCCTAGCTCATGCAGGAATACCGGCACAATGTTCTCCGGTGTGATTGCATCAGCGATTAAAGTCACACGGCCATTTTCGGCAAAGCCTTCGATACCAGGTTCAGCATAAGTCGGTTCAATAGATAAAACGCCGCTTTCTTCAAGCTGCTTAATCGTATCTTGGCCAAATCGCTTGACCAGCTCTGCACGTACTTGGTCCGGGGTTGATCCGGTTGGCGTATCTTGCGTATGTTCTGGTGCTTGGTTCAGGTTTTCGCTTCGGCTAAATAACTTGCCTTTACTGTCTGCCTTGCTAATTTTAATGATTCTGGCTTTTACGCCTGTTGTCACTGGTAGGCTTGGATCGTTAAAGGTTCCTGCATCCAATGGCGTGATTTCGGCACCGACCTTATCAAGCCATTCCTGAAACTCTTTAGCGGCTTTGTCCTTGCCAAAAAACACACCTTCGCCAGCAATGGCAACCATCACACCATCATCAGCAAGCAAATCAAACGCATGATAAATGTGGGCTGCGTCACGTCTATCACTAAACGGCGGGTTCATAATGATACGGTCATAGTTCACACCGTTCATTTTGACTAATTCGAGTTCTTCACGGTCAAAATAGGTAATCATCTGGCCGTTGTCCTCACGCATTAACCGGACACGGTTGCTGCCAAGGCTGCCAGATCCTCGCATGATGCCCTGATATTTTCCATCAGCGGTCTTGAACACATCACCATAATTAGGCGCTCGATTTTTTGGATCGAACATTAAGAAATCATTACCTACTACGCTGTAGCCCTTAAGTTTTAATAGCTCTTGGCGTTTGCCTGATAACTCGATTACGTCTGGCTGAATGCCGTGATCCTTCAATACATCAGCAATGTGGCCCATGCCGGCAGAAGGTTCTAACACTTTCATGTCGCTATCCAGATCCGCCATTTCGATCATTTGTTCCACGACGTTTCTAGGGGTCGGGAAAAAGTCTAAACCGTCATTGCTGCGGCCAATCATAGATCTTTCCAGCTCTTTGATTGGATCGTTTCCTTTTTCCTTACTTCTAAGGCCTAGATACTCGCGCATGGCTGCCCGGAACGTAGCCGGATCATGAATACCTAGTTTTTCCATACGCGAAACTGATTCGTGCATGGATTCAATAAACCAGTTCATGTAATAGCTTGGATTCTTGCGCTTGTACTTCTTCAAAGCATCATAAAGTTCATGGCCAAACTCATTCGTTAAGGTCATTTGCTTGTCTGAATTGGTCGGCTTCCAAGATTCATTTTCGATTGCGGTTGCATAAGATGAAATTACGGCGTATTCACCGTTCTTAATCTTGAATACCTCAAAACTATCCTTTCCAGTCCTCTTATTGCTTGCCTTAACCAGTGTTTCAGCCTGTTTAATGTTGGTCTTAAATACAGCCGGTGTGCCGTCTGTCTTACGTGCCAACTGGCCTACATAGTTTTCCGTGCCAAATTCATTCGTTTCATTCAGCCAACGTGCATAAGCATTGTGATACCGGGTATCGATTGCCTTTTCCAGCTTTTCGGCTAGACGTGGGTTAGCTTCTTTCAGATCGCGGCGAATATCTTTAAAACTATCAATCCAGGTCTTGTACTGCGGGTACTCGGCATAGGCAATCGTGGTTGCATTGATTTCGCGTTCTTTTGAATTGGTTTCACGCTGCTGGTCGTATGAAGCACGTTGTAATAGTGATTCCAGGTGGCTAAGTTGCGTCATGGCACCAAGGCGGGCCAAATACTTAACCGATCCGTTTTCGATGCCGTCTGCAATTCGGTTTAGGGTTTCGCCCAAGAAAATGGCTTTATTGGCCTGTTCCTCGGCTCTGGCTGCTTCACCGGCACGTTTAGCGGTATTGGTCTTACGTTCGCGGTTAATGTTCTGTTCACCACGTTCAATAATGGCTTGGGCTTTTTCACGCAATTTATCCGCTTGGCGTTTAGCATCAGTTTCAATAACTTCAACCTCTGCTTCTGGATCTATTGCAATCGCCTCCGGTTCTGGATCTGTAGAATTGGCTTCATGATCCCCAGTCACCAGATTTAAAAACTCATTTGCTGCGGCTTCATTGTCAAAAATAAAGCCCGGTACGGCACCGCCGCCTTTATAGCTTGAGTAATACCCGCCTAAACCTTTGGCTTGGCTGCGGTAATCATTAAACGCATCACCATCCACACGGCCATTTAATGCCACGGTCCAAATATCTGTACCTTTTTTCGTATGTTTTCCAGCAAACAAGGTTGCTTCGGTGGTCGATTCAACGGCTTGGCTTGGGCGGCTGGCTTCACGATAGGCCTTGTTTCGCTCAATTTCCTGCATCCGTGCTTCATTGGTTTCAGCGGATCTTAACTCGTCATACAAGGCTTGCTGTGGCACCGTTAAACTGCGGTAAAACTCTTTAAAGTTTTTAAAATCACCTTTTGCATTGATCCGTCTGAAATCATCCAGCGTTTTAGGGTCGTTCATACCAGCTTCGGCGGCTTCTAGTTCCTTTTGACGTTCGGCTACTGCTTGGCGGCGTTCCTCCAAATACTTGTTTAGATCCTCTTGGGTTGCGGCCTCAATTTTATCGCGCACAATTTCAGCCATAGTACGCTTGTCACCATAAGAGATAGTGACAACGCCATTGCTGCCGAAATCCATGCCTCGGTAGATATTGTTTACCCATTTATTTACCAGCTCATCCTTTTTATAGGATTTATACATGGCCGCATAATATGGGTGCATCTTCTCAAGTAGCTGGCTCTTGGTTTGTTTGGAAAGGTCTGCAACTAAGCTGTCGTGGTTATCCATCAAGGCCTTGTAAGCTGCTTTCACATCATCCAATGTAAGGCTTTCATCCCCATCATCCAGACGGCTAACCACATCATCAAATGACTGTCTGACTGATTCATAGCTATTGGCTGCTGGTGTTTCTTCCTTGGTTTTTGGTGCCGGCTGGTTTACTTCAACTTGATATAAATCTGGGTTTTTTGCAGATTCAATATCTAAAATCTTACGATCAATAGATAAACGCCCACCTTCATGCTCAATAGTTAATTTCGCTTTAGACGATGTGATAATCGTGTAAGGTTTATTTGCTGTCGCATAGTCAAAATCTTGACTAAATGTAAGTGTATTCCCTACCTGTAAAGGATCTTTACTGGTGCTGGCTGCTGTGCCTTTCTCGTCCGTGATCCAGACTGGCACAAGGCTGGTTGCGCCATTCACCAGCTTCATGACATAACGCACACCATCAATAACAGACTTAGAATCTTTGTGCTTGGCTCTCCATTCGGCGGCTGTCATCTGCTCTGCGCCTTCTGGATTACCTAGATTCGCGTTACTTGCACGTTTTTTGTTGGCTTTGGCTTCCTGTTCGGCCTTAATTTTGGCCTCCTGCTTGGCCTGTTCTGCCTCTAACTTTTCCTGTTCAGCTTTAGCCGCTGCTTCTGCATCAGCCTGTTTCTGTTTAGGTGTCCGGGCTGCCAAAACTTTTAATTTTGCATAGCCTTTCAGTTGTTCCAATTCAGCATTAAATTTGTCCGTTGCCTTATCTAAAGCAGATCCCCGCTGGTTGGCTTGTTTAGAGTTGAAATTATTACGTCCAGCACGTGCAGAACTCACGGTTGCACTGGCTGCATTCAACAACGGCGGCAAGGCCTTGTTAATGTAATTGTCTTTTACCCAGTCAATTGCTTCATTCAGTGCGGCTTTCTGTTCGTCCGTGGTGGCTAGTGGTTGCGCCTCGTCAATTTCAGCCTGGATAAACTTATCAAAACTTTCTTTGAAGGATTTAGCAGTATTCCCTGGTGAAAGGTGTGCATGGCCATAGGCCTCTTTAACCTTGGCCAATGGAAACGATAGTGGATCTTTTGCCGGGGTCGGTTCTGGTGTTGCTGTAGCCTCTGGCTCTGGTGCTTTTGGTACTTCCTGGGTATCTTCAACCAGCTTTAACCTGGTCATTTTTTTGCTATCAGAATCCACGGTTGCCGTGATTTTAATATCTCCATTTTTCATAGGTGAAATAACCAGCTTTTTAACGCCGCTATTTCTTAAGCCGTATTTATATTTAAAGCTGACATTGCTGCCTAGATTTTTAGATCCACCAGACAAGTAGGGATCAGACATAACAATACGTCTGTCTAACTTGTTGACAATTTCGTTAATGTCATTCTCCTGTAGATCAATGCCTAAGTGGGCATATCCCGATTTTCCTTTGTAGGTAAATACAACTTCATGCCCCTGTTTAATTGGTTCGCCAGAATCAAATACTTTTCTCCCATCAGCAATAAGCGATTCAACCAGTTTAACCGGGTCTGATAAATCAATCGGGGTGCTGGTGTGCTGTACCTGGGATTTGTCACGTAATACAAATTGTGAAGGTGCTAGACGTACAACGGCGTGAGTATCTTCTAGGCCCTTTTTGCGTAAAGCTGTATTTGCTGCGCCTTCATTGGCAAACGGCGCATTATCCGATGCACGACCAATATCATCTGCTGGTGGTGCTTGCTTTGGTTCTTCTTGTGTTGTTGGTTCTGGCTTGGGTTTTGGTTTTGATTTTTTGTCGTACCAATAATCCTCTAAGAATTTACCCAAACTTTCAGGATTAGTTGCACCAGTAAATAAAGTTTTTCCGGTTGTATCCTCAATTCGCAATCGACCTTTCTTCTCGCTGATCCGAACATTTGTATCCTGACCATTACCTTTTAGAATTGCACCATCTGGACGAACAGATCTACCGTACTGCTTGGCCAAATCATCATATTTCTGGTATGGATGATCGGTCTGCTTCTCAGCTTCTACTGGTTCTGCGTTGGTTTCTGTTGCCGGATCTTCCGCTGGCTTTGGATTTTTGAGTAATGCTTCAACCTCCATTTGTAGGCGCTTTAATTCATCTATACCAAGGCTGTTATCAGGTTTTTTTTCTACTTCCGGTTTAGGTTTTACGGCATTTAGCTTTTCCGCTTCTTCTGCTGTTTTTTGTGCTGACCTTAATGCGTTACGGCTTCTGGATGATTGAATGAAATCGGAAAAATAATTTACTGTTTTATCGGCATCTGTTAGGTCATAGCCACTTCTCAGGGTTTCACCATCCATAGATAAGACAGCTTTTTCACCCTCAATTGTGATGATTGCTTCTGGATCTCCTTTAACTATAAATGCGTTACCATCACGGATAATATTGTTCTCGCCATACTTCTCAACAAGTGATTTATTTAGCGGTTCAGCTTGGTCCTTTTGGCGCAATACAAAACTTGACGGTGCAAGCTGTACAACCTCATGACTGTTTTTCAAGCCCTGATTTTTTAGTGTCGTGGTTGCTGCTGACTTGTTGGCAAAAGGTTGATTGTCAGATTTACGTCCAATATCACCCGGTTTCATGGTGTCCGGTGCATCATTTTCCTGAATGCCGTTTTCGTCTGTTTTTTGCTCAATCTCTGGTTTTTGATGTTTTTCAAGATTAGCAACAACTCCTTTTGCTTCTGCGATGTTCAGTAATCTATCTGTAGAAGTGCCGATCATAGGAACTTCTTTATCAATTACCTCATTAACGCTTGCCGGATCTTTGGCATAAGCATCACGAACTTTTTGTAGATATTCCTGCTTTTGAGATTCCTTTTTTTCTTCAAAGGTTGGCTCAATCTGTACTGGCGCTTGTGGGGTTACGTCTTTTTCGCTGCTTCTTGCTGCTGCGGATGCCAAAGCCTCTTTTAATGTTTTACTAAAGTTATCGACATTAAATGTATTTTCACTAATAGCATCATCAGATTCTATAGATATACCTAGACTTCCATTAGGCCCTATGTCAAAACTAACTTCATTTCCGTTTTGCGTCTTGATTTTAAGGCTTGGGTTCTCGCCGATCTTCTTGAATTTAGAATCGACAATATCATTCAAAGACAATTCTGCATCAAGATTACCTAGCTTGATTTTTCTAGGTTCGGCTGTTGCTTGTTTCAGTATTTCTTTAAAGCCCAGGATATGATCGGGTTCTAAATCAAATTGACTGCTTAAGTTCCAGTCGTGAGGTGTCATGCCTTTATCAATTTCATCATCACTAAAACTTTCAGTTCTTAGCTGAATTTGATTCTGTTGTGGTGCTGGCTTGTTTTTCTGTACTGGTGCTACTGGCTCCGGTGCCTTACCGATGTTTTTAACAATGTCGCCTACTTCCTTAAGCACATCAGCACGTGAACGGCCCTTAGCAATCTCATCTTCAATTAATTGAGGCTTGGTGTTTGGGTTGTTCAGGTGTGCTTCGCGGATCTGATCTGCAAAGCTGGTTGTTGGCTGCACTGGTTCTGCCGGTGCTGCTGCTTCCTTGCTTGGTGGTACGGCGTTTAATACTTCGTCAAATGCTTCATCACTATCAAAGTCGGTTGCTGGATCTGCGGCCTGTACTGGCTCAACTGGATTTTGTGCCGGTGTTCCGATAGGTGGAACCGCATTTAATAAATCATCAAAAGCCTCATCACTATTTACGTCTGCTTCTGGTGCTGGCGATTTTGGTTGAACGGTTGCAATCCCATCCTCACCTTTTACGATCTCATGGCTATCCTTCAATCCATTTGATTTCAGATAATCATTAGCACGAATATAGTTTGTAAACGTCTTAGGCTTATTTAGATCCGGCTTTTTACTTACTGGCTGTACTGGATCTGCTGGCAATGGTTGCACCGGCTCCAATACTTCCGGTGGGTTTTCAGTAGAAAGGCTATCAATGCTTACTGGACCTTCCTCAAAATCAGATAGGTTCGGATCTTCGGCAATAATGCCTTGCTGCGGATCTGGTTGATAACCAAAATTCGTAATACCCGATTCAGCACTTTGTAACGGTTCCAGGGTATCAGGATGCAGTTCGGTAGCGTTTGCAAACAGATCATCTGTTCCAGACTGGATCTGCTGCTTAACATGGTTGTTCACAATGCTAGATACAGTCGGCTTTTTCTGCACATCTCTGTAGCGTGGAATATCCTGCATTAAAGCCTGTGCATAATCATTTTCAATACGCCCTAAAGCTAGGGAGTTTTCTACTATATTGAATGCTGCATCCACTTCACCAGAAGCCGCCAGTCTAAATACCTCGCTTCGCATAGGATTAGATTCAATTTGCTGCGCTTCTTCTTCTGAAAGATTGCCTTTACTTACAGCATCTTTAATGATGGTCGTTGTATCATCCGTAATGATGTTGGTTAATTTAGGCGCTGGTAATGCCTGTTGTGCTGGTGGCTGTTCTGCCTCCGGTGTTGGTGGTACTTCTGGATCTACTTGCTGCTCGGCCTGTTGTTTTGGTTGGTACTGTGCAGCAAAACGCTCTACAAAATACGGCGTATCAATACCGTACTGATCATAAGCAGACTTAACCTTAACTGCCTCGGCACCAATATTATCTAAATTCGATTGTGCGCTTTGGACTGCTGCCGGGTCGTTAAGCTGCATTGCCTCTGCCAGCTCTTTACGTGCTTTGGCTTCTTCCTGGCGTAACTGGTTGGTCTGGTTGCGTAGCTGCTTGGCTGCATCCTTGGCCTGTGCGGTAGGCGAACCGCCTGTAGCAGACTGCATACCGCCGCCCATCACACCGCCGATCAAGGCTTCTTCAATACCAGATTGAGCAACTTCACCCCAGTCTACGGCCTGACCGCCGATGTTGGCCGATGCTGCTTGACCGCCATAGTTGCCGATGCCTCCCTGCAAGCCTTCTTCTAAGGCTTGTTTGCCGACCATTTTAGCGGCTGCTTTGTTGGCTGGTAGGCTCACGTCTGGAATTAGCTTGGCCATACCGGTACGTGGAACCTGTGTCATTTCACGCTTAACCAAAGCTGAATCCACACCGCCGCCAACTAAGGCCTTACCAATTTTGCTAGTTGGTGCATTTTTCAGGATACCCGAACCCAGTACGGCACCAGAAGGTGCAATAAAATCTATGGCTGTCATCATGCCGCCATACTTGTTAGCTGCTTCTTCTGACAATGTATCTAAGGTTTCGGCATGGGCCTGTTGACGCGCCTTATCAATGCTTACGCCGCTGTCTAAATATTTATTAAAGTTTTGTTCAAATAGCGGATTGCCTTGTAATTTTTCCCATGTCGGAAAATCACGCTCAAGATTTTGTGTTGCGCTACGGCGTACTTCACCATAGTTCTGGGTATGTCCTGCGGCTACACCGGCACCCATACCAATGTAAGCAGATTTGCCAGCGATAGCCGGGACCTTAGAGGCAATTGCAGTCACACCTTTAGCGGCACCAAAAGGAAGGGCCATTGCTGGAATAGATTGAATTGCACCAGCGGCCAACTGCGAACCCTTACCACTCTTACCAGCTTGTAAGTCTTTTTGGTATGTAGATGCGCTGCCTTCATATTCTTCGCGCAAATTTTTACCATAATCGGCAAGTCTGGCCGCGACTGATCCTTTTTCATTTTCACCAATATCACGAACAAAACCGGCTGCGCCTTCAATCGTGCTGCCTACGCCCTGGCCAAACAAGTTCCCGATGGTTTCACCAGTAGACTTGATGGTTTCTTTGATGATCGGCATTTTACTACCGGTCTTTGCTGCCTCATTAACGGCTTTTTCAGCACGTTTATCCTTGGCAAAGCTCTTGCTACTTTGGCCGGGTTTCGGCAACAAGCCAGCACTCTGCATGACTTGATCAGTCTGGGAGTTCCATTTACTACGTGCTTCGGCAATCGCGGCTTCGTTGGCATTACGTTTAACTAAAGCGGGTATAACTTTATCTTTAAATAAACGGTCACGCTGGGTTAGTAGTTGACTTGCATCTGCGCCTTTCTCTGCTGCTTCACTCGCCAATTTGCTAAAGTGCTGGGTAATATTCACAGTAAAACCTCTTAATTAATCGGGATTACTGCCTGTTGCGGTTGCCAAAAATGCGGCAAAAATAAAAAACTATATAGTTGTGTCGTGAGTATATTTCAAAAACTAAAGATTAGCTTTCAAATTATCGATGTTTCAGGTTGGCAATCTTGGCCGCTTCAACGGCGGATGCTCCATAAAACGGTTGTGTACTCTGGCCAAATAAAGGCGTTCTCTTTTTAGCTTCTTCCTCTTTTTTTGCCTTGGCTTTGGCTGCTGCTGCATTTTCATCGGCGTGGCGTTTATTGATCGCATCGGCCTGTTGTTTCTTACGTGCTGCACGTGCTTCAAGCTGCTGGTCCATCTTGCTCTTAGGCTTGGCCGGTGCTGGCTTCGCTGCTGGTTTAGATGCAGCTTTCGGTGGTGCAAAACGTGATGCAGCTTGGGTTATATCATCATTCTGCATCGGGTTTTTAAAGATCATCGGACGGCTAGAACTTGGCTGGGCCTTGGCTTGTGCTTTCGGCTTTGTCACTTCCTCCACACCAATATCGTGAAACGCATTGTCAATTTCCTTGGTGCTTAGGTTGCTTTGCTGGGCTGGCTTTTCTGCCTTCTTACCGCCTCGTCCATGTGTGATCCAGTTCCCGGCCTCGGTCTTGTTGGTAGCTCCGACCAGTTCAGCGGTTTTTTGATGCACGTACTCTTTGCGCTGGGCCGGTGTCATCATATTGCCTTGCTCTGTAGATAAAACGGCGCTATCTACCAGCTTATAGATATTCCCATAAGCTGCCCGGCGTTCCTTTTCAGTATTACCGCTGGCAAACTTAGCAATCTGGGTTTGTGTTCCAGCCAGGCCGCCGATCAAGACTGCATTTTCACCCTTTTTCAATCCCAGCTCTGTTCCCATGTTGGTGGCGGTATTCTTAATCGCGGTTGTCGCCTGGGCGCTCACACCTTCACGATATGCACCTTTAGCATTTACAGTCTGCTGAGCATTCTTCTGGTTTACCTGGTCCACGGTAATGTTTACCGGCTGACCATTGGCACCCAAGTAGCCTAAAGCCTGATTATATTTCACGATATGGCCATACACTTGCTGACGTGCTTCCGGGTTTAGGTTCAAGTGTTCGAACCATGAACCTTGATTACCATTGGCATTCCAGCGTTGTAAGGCTGCATCGATAGCCGGTTCACCAGCGTTATAAGCTGCTGCAATGAGCGTTGTATCACCACGGTATTTTTTATCCAGGTGGTTGATTAGGGCTGCACCGGTTTGAATATTGGCTTGAACGTCTGTAATTGGATTTCCGGCAACTCCAAATTGACGCGCAAAACCTTGAGCGTATTTAGCGTTAATCTGCATAGGTCCATGACTAGATCCGTCATAGCTAACTGCTCTTGGATTTCCTGCGGATTCAATCCCCATCATGGCAACGGTCTTGTTATACAGATCCGGTTGATTGCTTAAAAAACTCAACATCGGTGCATTTTTTTGAGCAAAACCGATTGCACCCTGAACCCCAGACGCAACGGCGGCACTAGCCTTGCCTGATCCGGTGCTACTTCCTCCGGCCCCTTTTAATTCAGCTCGGTAATTCTGACCATCTTGGCCAAGTTCGGCCCGGTAATTGGCACCGCCTTGGCGGATGCCTTCAAGCTGCATGTTGTTTCCAAACTTCACGCCTTCAAGCTGTACGTCTTGGCTAAACTTGTTATTTTGTTTGCCAATATCATAACCGTACTGCAAGCCTAACTTGCGTTCTTCCCAGCCGTATTCCTGCTGCTTCTCTGCCAATTTAGCCTCGTTGCTAACTTTGGTTTCGTAGCTCTTGGTTGGGTCAAGCTGCTGGTAGGTAGCTGCAACAAAATCATCGATCCCGACTTTTTCTCTAGCTGTACGGACCACGGCACCGGTGTTTTTATCCACGATGTTGATATTCACTGTACCATCATCGTTTTTCACATAAGACAAGGCATGGTTTGGATCAAAATTGGGATTGCCTACATTGTCCTTGTTGGCAAAGTCCACATAGCTTGAGGCGGCACGATCCACATCACCCAGCGTTTTAAAGTTCTGGTACATACCTAAACGCTCGTTTAAAAGCTGTTTGCGGTTGGCTTCGGCCTGTTCTCTGGCGCTGGACTGCAAAGTAAACTCATTTTGCTTTACGGTCTGGGCGTGTAGATCTGCACGTTGCTGGTCCTGTACGGCTTCGCGGCCACGTGTATAGTCGCGTTCCTCTTTTTCTTTGGTTTCCTGCTTAAACTGATTTAAACCGGTTACTGCACCTACGCCAGCGGCGGCGGCAACATTTCCCCAATCAATAGACATATTTTCACCTTATCCAATAAATGAGCCGTTGTTTGCTTTTGGCTGTTGTAGGCTGGCGATGTTGTCATACATCACACCGCTACCGACTTGAGTTCCTGCCACTTTCATGCCCTTGGTGGCTGTATCAATGGTTGATACCGGCTGTGTGGTAGTGGTTCCGCCAAATAGGTTTTTAAGTAAGCTGGTATCTTTCAACAAGCCTTGCGTAATACTGGAAACGCCGCCAGCAATTGCCTGATTCGCTAGATTGCTCTGGTTGTTTGCTGACGTTTGGTAGCTATCCGCCAAACTAGACATTGAGCTACTGACGTTACTTGCTGCGCTATTCAGCATCGAGTTACCTTGTTGATATACACCGTAACGACGATTCCAGGTTGCATCATCAGCATACTGGCGCTCTTTGTTCCGGGCGTTGGTCACGTTCCCTGCTGTAGCAACGGCCTGATTTAAGGCCAATTGACGGTTGCTGGATTCAGCACGGCCACTATTCGGATTGATCCCTAGTCGCTGGTTTTGGTTATCTAAAGCCTGTTTTGCATTAGCAAACGCCGTGGCTGTATCTGCATTGGCTTCACTGGTTACTCGGCCTAGATCCGCCTGTACGCCTTTTTCAGCATCACTTACAACCAGATCAATTAAGCCGCCGTACTGGTTCTGATAATCTGTATAGCGTTCCTTATTAAAATTAAGCGTATCACGCGCAATTTTATTTGCTTCCTTCTGGGCTTTTTTGGCACTACTGCTGCCAAATAAGCCGCCGATGGTGCTTACTGCACCTACGCCTACTTGTACCCAAGACATATATTTACACCTCTAAATTTTGATCTTTGCGAAATTGGTTTACTTCATCATCTGGCACGATAATCTCTTGCTCAATCACGGCTAGATCGGTGCTTTCTGTGTAGTGGACGGTTTGAAATATCAGATCCTCAAGCACGACAAATAGCCGTTTAGCCCCAGCTTCACAACTAAAGGTAAACGGCGCTTGAATTTCAAAAGATCCGGTTTCTGAATACACCAAAGCCTTGCCCTGTAAGACAATGCACGTATGGTTATAACGGTGTGTTTTACCCACGATGATAGTTCCAGCCGGTGCAAGCATTTCCCGGACATAGGTTTTATGGCCGAAATAATGATTCACTGGTGGATCAACCTTATCCCCTTCTGGGAAAGACTGTAGATATGACTGCAACTCATGCACACGCTGTACAAATTCGCTGCCGGTCACACTTAAAAATTGATTGACTTGTTCTAAGCCATTCATAGCACACCTATGTTAATTAGGTGTTTGTTGCGGTTGCCAAAGTAAGCAGAAAATTAAGGGTGTTTCTTGTTTTGTATTTGCTCTTGGCATTGTAGCTCATTGTTCGTTTTTTGTGGTGAACTAATACAGAGTTCAACCGGCTTTAGTTTTGTTAAGACGCACGAAGCTAAAGCCAGTGCCATAAGCACGACTAGGACTGGTTTCATAATGGACCTATTAAATAAGAGAAATTGTGTGATCAGAATTGAACGTAAGCGACCATAAAACTAAATACATACTGGTATTGCTGTAGTCGCTTGCCGCCTGTTTTGCCCCACATCGCCAGATCTACATAAAGTTGTCCTGTCACCGGATCTCTACGCATTCTGGGTACATACTGGCGAAAATTGGTAATGATGGTGCCGCCTGTCATGGCGTATGGCCGTTGTCTTGGGATTAAGTACATGCGGTTGTAATCCAGCTCCGGCAAGGTGGAGTTATAGACTGGAAAGCTCTCAACGGCGCTAGAAAATACATCGCGCTTGTGATACTGGCTATCCATGACTTGTAAAAAGCCCAAGGCTGCATCAAAAATTAACTTTCTATTTTCGTTGTAGATCTGCAAGCCTTCTTTAGATGGTATTCTGTTTTCCAGTTCGGTGAAACTTACCATTTGATATTGTGCGCCCAGCTCCATAGAGTTAATGCGATAATAAAAACCGACTACTGGCGTACTGGGATCGTTAAAAGTGGCATAGGCTCGTAAAGCCGCAACCATCGTATAACTTTGCTCATTTGGGTTTGCCGCATTGACTTGTCGAATACCCACATAAGACGGTACTTTTTGGTTGATTATGCCGACTTCCTCAAAAGTATAATATCTCGAATAAGCCTGATATTTACCATAGGCACCGTCTGAAATATTCTGCCAGCCTACTGAACCTACTCCCTGTTCATCCGATGCTTGAATCGTTACGACATCACTAAAATGCACAAAAGAAAGGTTTTCATAGGTATCATCAATCACGATCTTGTTATTGTCGTTGGTCACTTCAAAATAACTAGCCACGAATGTCACCGATTTTTATAGTTGCATTTTCAATTAACGGTTTGTCCGGGTTTAACCAGTAGACATAGCCATTTCTGGGATCAATCAAACTAATATATCGCTCTGCGGTAATCCTATAGGTTTTTGTAGTGCCAGCCACTTTTTCAATGTAGTAACTCCCCACGTTGTAGGTTGATCCAGACAAGATGAACCACGGCTTATTTAATACAAACGGCGCCTCAAAAGTGGTATCCAGGTTATGAACATTTGGACCCCACGTTCCAGAAAGATTGACGTTCCCCACAAAATAAGAGAACGGCAAAGTCGGATGAAATAAAGAGGCTAAACCCGAACCATTCTGAACATTAACCATTAATCCTTGTGGCATAACTCTCTCCTACCATACACCTAGTCTGACACGTAGCTTGTCGTCACTGTCATAAACTTCAATCAGGTTGTCTTTAATCTCTGTCCTTGCGCCGCTGGTAGCTGTACGTAAATGGCCGATCTTGGCTGTCAATGCGCTTAGACTTTGTAGATCCGCCTTAACTGCTTCAATGACGTTAGCTTTCATCCGGTCTGCTGCAATGCTGCCTGACGTGATCTTGTCTGCGGCCAGGTTGCCAATTTTGGCATTGGTAATGCTACCGTCCTTAATCAGCACGGTATTCATTACCACTTTTTCATTATCAATAATGAACGGATAGCTGGTCACATCACCTGTTGTTCCGACGGCGAACCGGTCTGCCAGAATTAAAAATTGTGATTCCTCTCCATCTGTACCCAGACTTACCCCGGATACCTTGCCGCCAGCCTGGACTTTGATTTTCCATTCGGCTGTTAATCCGTCTACTACTTCCTTGGTTTCTTCAATTAAAGCGGTGTTGCCGTCCAAATCACTCTGTAATGTTTCTACGGACTTAACCAAGGACTTATCAGCCTCGACCAAGGCTAAAATATCTTGCTGAAAGGTTGCTGTTGCACCTTCATATTCCGCATAAAAGGTATCGATTCTTTCAGTAAGTGCGCCGTCTGCATCAGATCTTGCCTGTTGCTCGGTCACAATGGCGGCTTCAATATCTTCTTCAAACTGTGCAGCCAGAAGGTCAATGGATTTGGCTTGAGCTTCATCTGCGGATACTCTGGCCTCGCGTTCTTCTAAAATTTGGGCTGCCACGTCCTCATTAAGTTGAACTGATAGCAAATCAATAGCCTCAGCCTGGGCTTTATCTGCCTCGGCTCTGGCGTTACGTTCCTCAAGGATCTGGGCTGAAAT